ATACGGGCTAACATAGTTATGCCCTCCTTTCAGCCATATTATATAAACGGGAAAAATAAATCTCAAGTTTATTACAGTAAATTTTAAGATTATTTTAGATTTACTATTGCAATCAATTTGAAATTGATTTATTATCAACATGTCGAAACAAATATGAGAAATGGAGGTGATACAGAAATGGGAGAAAACACTGCGATGATTAGAATCTCATTAGTTTCTGCTCGCGTAAACGCAGGATTAACACAAGAGATGGCAGCTAAGAGCCTTGGAGTTACTGTCCCAACATTAATCGGCTGGGAAAAAGGGATAAGAGAGCCAAAGATTTCACAGGCTAGAAAAATCTCTGACCTATACAAGATCCCGCTGGACAATATTTTTTTTGGCCACTGAATCAATTTGAAATTGATTGGAGGAACAATGAAAATTTCAACATCGGCAATCATTACCGATCGGATGCAATACAATCACATGACTCCTGAGGATGTAGCGAAGCGATGCGGAATATCGAGAGCGAGCTTCTTTAAGTATAAGAAGCAGCCGGAAAAGATGACTGTTGAAACCGCTAAGCGGATGAGCGAAGTCCTTGGATGTTCAATAATGTATCTGATCGAAGGAGTAGAGTTAAACGAAGGGAGGAAGAGATGATAGTAGTTGGCTTAGCCATATTTATAATTGGAGCCTTAATGGTCGAATCAACCACAAGCGTATGTATGGTGGGAATGTTAATTACATTAGGAGGATTAATAAATGCATATATTCACGAGAGGCGTAACCGTGCTGAGCGCCGCGCTAGGGCTCACCGCATGTCTAGGAACTGGAACTTCGTCGTCACCAAAACCGAATGACACATACATTCCAGTATCACAACAGCTCACCTGCGAGAAAGTCGGAGAAAAATATTCAATATGCCCAGAACTTCTGGAAGCAATGATTGAGAGAGAATCGAGTGGTCAGCCGAACGCATCGAATGGCCCATGCATTGGGTTGATGCAAGTAAATAAGAAATACAACACAAAGCGGATGCAGGAATTAGGATATCAAAACCTATGGGATGAGCAAGCAAACATAGAAACGGGAGCATCACTTTTGGCGGACCTGTGCGAGAAATATGAAGACGTGGGTGTAGCTCTGATGGCCTACAACGGCACAAAGCATCCAGAAGAGCGCACAGAGTTAACAGAGTATGCACAAGGGATACTAGATAGATCGGAGGAACTGGAAAGAATCCACGGGAAATAATGAAGGTCAAAGCTATAAATCTAGTCCATGTTATAGAGCAGCACATGGCCGAGTACAAAAAAAGAAGCGCCCCTCACGGTAGAGCACTTCTTGCATACAAGAACATTTCTGTTCTAAAGACAATTAGATTATAGCACCAAAAAGCCTATAAAGTCAACGTTTCAGAGCTCCAAGAGCGGAGCTCATAGAAACATTATCAGTATATTAAAGTTAGGACCACTCTATGGCATACGTCAAAGATACATGGACGTTTCCTGACTCGAATGAATATGAATACAAGTTCCTTGGAAAGTATGGGGCAGCAGGAGAGAAAAGATCTACAAGAAAAAAAATAACAAGGGAGCAGATTGAAAAACAAAACCAGAGGAATCGTGAAAAAAGAATGCGGAGATTAATCAAAGCAAATTTTCGAGAAGGAGACTTCTGGGTGACGCTTCTCTATCCGAAGGGGACACGAAAAAAGATAGAGGAAGTGAAAAAGGATCTTCAGAAATTTCTCCGTCGGCTCCGCCGACAATATGCCAAAAGTGACGACGAGTTGAAATTTGTTTATCGAATCGAAATCGGCTCAAAGGGAGGAATCCACATTCATATATTGGTCAATCGTTCACGAGGTCATGACCCAGATCAGATTATTCAGAAAGCCTGGGAAGAAGGGAGAGCATCATTCGAATCCCTTCGTCAATCGGGCGAATTTAAAAATCTGGCTGAGTACATCACGAAGAAGCCAAAGGAGGAAATCAAAAAACAACTTTCATTCTTCGATGAAGATGACCAGAAACAATTGATCAAAGTTTCGAGTTCTCGAAATTTAGTGCGGCCAAAGCCGACACGAAAAAAGTATAGCCGGTGGACAATGAGAAAAATAATCGATGAGGGCCCGAAACCAACGAAAGGATTCTACATTGATAAAAATTCGATTGTATTTGGGGTAAACCCTTACACTGGCAGATCTTATTTACACTACACAGAATATCGCATCAGAGGTGAGGATGATGAAAACAGTCAATCTCTATATTGAATCAAATATCAAAGGAGGGAGAAAGCAAGACGGTCATGCAGGATACGTGCTCGAATTCATCCCAGAAGAGGGAGACCCGAAGACAAAGGAGCGAATTGCACCGGTACAACATTTGACCGCAAATGAGACAGTGGCAGCAGTGCTGAAAGAATCCCTTCACAGGGTAAAGTCAAATACACATGTAGAAGTATTCACGGATAACGGATATATCGTGGGCACACTCAATAAGAATTTGAAAGCCTGGGCCTCGCATGGATGGAAGACAACCCGTGGAGAGGACATCAAAAACAAAGACACATGGAGAGAGATATGGATCCTTATGGAAGAACTTGAGGTCCATGCGAATCTAACAGACAAGCATCCGTACAAATCATGGATGCAAAACTTCTTCAGAGAACAGGAGGAAAGACAATGCTTTTTGAAAAATTCGGCGAATTTGACTCGCCAGAGGAATTAAACAAAGCGGCAGCAGGGCTAAAGGCAGAAGGCGACATGGCATCGCTGAAGCTACTTGGCAAGGAAAATGGCATAGACGAGGACGATATTCAGGACTACATGGATGGAATCGTCGATGAGTTGGTTACACCACTATCAATGGCAGTGGGAAGACTGATGCTTGAAAAGGCTGATATCAGCGAGGAAAAGAACGTGGCAGAAAGAACAGTCCTAAACATTATCCTGGAGTCTGCAGAAGCACTGGCAATGCTGGACGCATCAGTGGAGAGAGGAATCTGCAAGAAAGGGATGCGAATCAAGGATATCGCAACGGCCATGAAGGACTATGCACGGAAGCATGCAGCAGGAAGCATCGGAGTAGCATGCGGAACAGATCGCCAGCTGACACAGATTATCATGGCATATTATCTAGGTCAGGATCTGCAAGCCACACTAAACAAAATTATGGAGCGATGATTCATGAGAAAAGTATTTTTGTTGAGGACAGAGCCAGCTCCGCTGGAAACGGAACTGGTTGAAGACAAGAGATACATCTTCGAAGCCACAGAGCATGAGAGTGTAAAGGAAGTATCAATTTATAACGAGCAAGAAATCCTGATCGCGAGACATTTTGTACAGAAGCGGGAATATGCCACATATTTTTTAGAGCCGACAGAAGGCGCGTATATGCAATATGATGCTGATTCGTGGTCAGAATCAACATTCGCAAATGCAATGTTGAGCATGCTCAACATTGGATATGTGGAAGGTGAAAGCTTTAAAAAAGTGTTTAAATCCGTTAGCCACCTAAAAGATGAGGAATGGAACATAAATCTGGAAAGGATGAATACGAGGTATCAAAACAAGCAGGAGCGAATCAACGACATTATGATCACTGTTCCAGAGGCTACAAAGTCTTTACGATTAAGATCCTGGGCACGTCAGATATTCCCGAACGAAATTTTCGAATACGACAAAGAGAAGAAAGCCTCCACATACTACTGTACAGAATGCGGCCAAATATTCCTGGCAGAGCATTTTAAGAGGAATACAAAGATTAAATGTAAGTGCTGTGGCCGATATGGGCTGGTAAAGACGGGGAATGGTGGACAAGAATACAAATCGTTCATCACATATCAGCCAGCCGAAGGAAGAAGAGTATGGCAAAGGCACTGGGAAGTGGTATCAGAATCCATGCCTGGTCATTTAAGAGAGCGAGAGATCCATGAGCGAATCAGACTACTGATTGATTTCAAGACGAATCAGGTGAAAATCTTTTATGGTCAATACCAAGGGGGAGATGAATCAAGTCAAGCGTGGTGGGACAAGAGAGATCCATACGGAATGATGTTATTTAGACGCAAAGAATTGATTTATCCAAAATGCGATATCGAGTCCTGCCACATCACACCAATCGGATTGAAAAACACTCTGATTGAGGCACAGAGGAGAGGAGATCTGGGAGACTGGAACAATTTAGTTAGATATTTCCATAACTGTCCAGAGATTGAGTATGTCTACAAGGCAGGATTTGGAATACTAGCCCAGAGATTGATAGGCAATGCAAGCTATTATCAGCCAAGCTATCGAGTGCTTGACAAATTCAGAAGCCTAAACAAAGAGCAAAAACGTAGATTAAAGACTCTGGGAGGAGACCCGAAAGCACTCGATTGGCTCATACGAGAAACAAAGCCAATTCCAGAAGAAATGCTGCAGTACATTTCAAAAATAAAGGTAAATCCAAGGGATCTGAGCATGGATGAAACGCGACTGGATTCGGTGAAAATGCTTCGATATATGCAGAAGATCTGCAAGAAGGAATCCTGGACACCAAATCAATTTGCAGATTACTACCGGGATTATATCCGAATGGCAGCAGAGCAGGGGGCGGATGTTACGGATGATATCATTCGACGGACATCAGATTTGAAGAAATGGCATGACAGGTGTGTAGAAGAGGATATTAAGCGAAAGGCAGCAGCAGAAGCGAAGGAGGATAAGCTCCAGGACAAGAAGTTCAGCCAAATCAAAAAAGACTTCAAGCGAAATCAATCAATTTTTAACGACGAAATCGGAGAATATACCTTTAGACCAGTAAAAAATGTCATTGAGATGAAGAACGAGGGCCGCGCTCAGCACCATTGTGTAGGAGCTACTGAGACATATATGAGCCGCATGGCGAAAAGAGAGTCGTTCATCATCCTGATGAGAAAAAAGAAAGAGCCAAAAACCGCATACTACACCATCGAGATCGAAGAATCTGGACATGTCAGACAGAGCTATGCGGCATACGATCGTCAACCTGATTTCGGTCAGGTAAGCAAGGCTTTGAAAAAATATAGCAAGAATGTGAGATTTCGTAGCAAAGCTGCAAAGAAAAAACTCAAGAAGTCATCATAGGAGGAAAAATGGAGATTCAAGTTTATGAAGGAACATACGAGAATTATAAATCTCGACTTGACGCGGAGATTAAGAGAAACGCAGAGAGCTTTGTTACAATCGGATATTTGCTCAAGGTGGCAAGAGATACGGACATACTGGCCAAGTCAAATTATGAAACAGTGGCAGAATTTGCAAAAGCAGAATACGGACTCAGCCCAGATATCGTATCGAGATATATCGCTATCAATGACAGATATTCAGAGGGAGGATATTCAGACCGCCTGCAGGAACGGTTCGAAGGATTCGGTGTTGGTAAACTTCAGGACATGCTCACGCTCCCAGACACGGTTGTCGAAGAGATCGAGCCAACAATAACACGAAGGCAGATCCAGGAGATAAAGGCAGAGGTTAAGGAAGAAGAGAAGATAACCCCTCTGGAAGTCATGATGGAAAAGCCTGAGGACCTTCCGGATACAGCTCAGATCATGCAAACGTACTTCAACCGCCATAAAGGAACATATAAAACGAACATGGCAGCAGTACAGACGGTGGAAGACCTCAAGAACGCATTGGGAGTCCCCGCAACATTCATTGGCCGTGTAACAGGAAAAGGAAAATATCTATTAACAACTACAGAGAATGAGGGAATCCGAATAGTTAATGTCCGCACAGGTGAGAGAGAATCAGTGACCTGGGAACAGTTTCTAGAAGATATGAAGCTGGTAAAAATCGATACAGAAGAGCCTGAAAATATTGAAAATGCTAACTCGCAAGAGACATCTGAACAAAAGCAGGAAGAAAACAAAACCGCAGAAAATCAAGGATTTGCACCGGTACAAGAGTCTGAGCCACCGGCAGCAGAACAGAAAACAGAGGAAATTAAGCCCATTGAAGAGCCTGAAAAGGTTGAAAATGCTAACTCGGAGGAAGAATTCACAGAAGCAATGAGTGAGCCAGTGGAGCGAGTAGTCCCAGACGCGGTCATTACTCCGAAAGAGCAAGCGAACGAAGAGGACAAAGAAAGCGAAGGGAACGTAGAGAGCGAAGCGGCAGCAGAGCCACTAGAAGAACCACTTTGGAAACTATTAGTAAGAATCAAAGGTAGACAGAAGGATATTGAGGACAACCTAACTAAGCTTAAAGAGCTGGCATATAACCTCGATGACTTCGACTCCTGTGCGAGATTAAAAGCACTGGCTTGGGCAGTGACAACGGAGACAAATCTTCTACAGGATGACCTCATGGAGAAAAAGAAGAGAGAGGAAGAGGATGAAGACGAAGAGATCTAAGGCCTGTGATATTTCTCAGAAGACAAGACAGGAAGTCTATCAAAGAGATGGGAGATGCATCTTCTGCAGAATGAAGTACCACATGGATGAAACAACTCCGTATGGTCGAAGCATGTGCCAGGTAATGCACTATATAGCCAGAAGTCATGGCGGATTAGGGATTGAGCAGAACCTAGCTCTGGGGTGCATTGACCATCACCAGATGATGGACAACGGAAAGCATGGACCAGAGATGAGGGAACTCATGAAAGAGTATCTTCAAGAAATCTATAGACGGAACTGGAATGAAGAATCACTCGTATACAAGAAAGGACAGTAAATGTTTATCAATGAGTCAGTATTTAAGAGGTTAATCAAGAAGGCATACGGAGCTGGCAGGCTCCATATCTACATGAACAAGTTAGGCTGGGTCTACATCGGGGGCGGATATTGGAACATTCAGATTCCACGCAAGAGCATGACCAATAAGATGCTAGCCTCTCTGATCGAGATCATAGGAGAGCTCCCAAAGTATGAGGAGGCGTTCACTTACTCTAAAGAGGAAACACAGGAGCTAATGCCATCCTATTTCTCTGATATTTTTGAGGCCTATGACGAGTACACGGATGCCTTTTCTCCAACCAGACTATTAATGCATACATCAAGAGCAGATTTGGCAATTTGGCAGAGAATGTCAGGAGATCCTGTGAAGGTGCTCCTGCCATCATATGCAAACGACATCATCGACACAACCCACATCGAAGGGGGAGAGAATTATCCCGAGGCACCAAAGGGCCAGAGAGATAGAGCACACTGTCTGATCTGGAGAAACAATAACATGGCTCTGCAGATCATTTGTATTAATACAGAGTATAAAGGCGAAAGAGATCTGATGACCAAGCTAAATGAGTCTGATCTGGCGTGGACTGAGACGTCAGACGATTCCATTGGTTGAAACACCAGCGAAAGCAAAAGAAGGTTCATGCGAATCATACACCACAATGTGACACGCGGAGTTGATGCCCGCCTTCGGGCGGGCAGAAAGGAGAAAAAATGGAGAACTTGGAAGGACATTCAGAGCCAATCACATGGAGACAGTGGCTGGCAAGATATTCCAAGGCTGACAAATTGGGAAAAGCATCCATGATAGCAAGATATAAGCGTATGAGCTATGGCCAGTATCAAATTGCAAAAGATCGTGGAGAAATCCACGAGGGAGCAATCATCCGATCTGTCCAGGCAAAGATCGTACACAATCAGCCGTTTGACCTGTAGAGGGGTAGAAGAATGAAGATGGAAAAGACAGAGATGTCCCATGCGGACATCGCGAAGAATTATCGTGAAGCAAAGAACAAGGCAGCACAGATTAAGATCCTTGCAGACCTTAATGACGTAACACCTGCAACAATTCGAAAGGTGCTAATTCAGGAAGGAGTGCTCAAGGGCCGTGTAGCTGAAGAAAATAAAATTGCTGAACCTCCGAAGAAAGAAAAGAAGCAGCCACCTATGCCAGAGTTCATCAGAGAGATTTCGAAGCAGCTAGCAACGACATTAAAGATGTCTGCAGAATAGGACAGAAAATAGTAGATGCTAATAGCCATATTCGAATAAGGGTCATTGCCCTTTAGAGAAGGAAAAACAAATGATAAGGATTAAATGCAACGAGATTGAAGAAAAAGCAAAAGCCATCCCGTGGGAGGATGTGATAGCGGTCAGAGTTGGTGTGAATTGAGTCACAGGCAGAAAGTGAGGAATAAAATGACGATTGATGAAGCAATTAAAGAGTTAAAAATAGAATTTCTTGGAGAATATAGCAGACAGAGAGAAGCCAAAAATATAGTAATCGAAGCACTAGAGAAGAAATGCCACAACGAAAATAGGGACTATGACAGTTGCGACCAGTTCGTTTGTTCGAACTGCGGAATCGAGTTACAGGATTGGCACGCAGTAGAACGTTCCGAAGATGGAGATATTACATTTCACGAATATGAATTCAAATATTGTCCTAACTGCGGAGCAAAGATGGAGGCAGAAGAATGAATAGTGAAATAGAATCCGCTCCATTTTCATGGAATGACAATTTATCAGAAGAAGCACTCGAAGACTTTCAACTGATTCAAAAAGGCTTGTCTTATGCGACGTGTCAATCAATCGGGCTGGCATTGGCTAAACTAGAGATACTTGAAAATCAGGGATGTAAAGTTAATGAAGAGGTAGTAAAGAATGGGACTTGACGACGTAATATATTGCTTAAAAGCACGGAGCGACAGTTTTCCACAGGCTTGTGAAGATTGTCAATATTACAGCTCAGATTCTTCATGCGAAAACGAAGTGTGTGACATAGCTATCCGTTCATTAGAAATGCAGAAGGAATTAGCAGAATTTAGAGGAATGGATATTTGTAAGTGGGTTGAAGATTACGATTATGACGAAGACAACATATCGGAATATGAATATGAGAATAGTGTTGATAACTTTTTGATTGACGAGGCAAAGAAGGGGGAAGAAGAATGACAATAGACGAAGCAATTAAAAGACATGTCGATAATGCCGACTATGAACGTGCTCACGGAAACTTACAAGGGTGTTTGGAATTCAAACAGTTGGCGAAGTGGCTGAAAGAATTAAAACAGTTAAGGGAGCAAGAGCATTGCGAAGATGCGATAAGTAGAAAGGCAATCGAAACAATCCCACTAGACAAGGTTAAAGAGATTAGAGAAGAAATAGATGATTTAGACAGGTATTTTGATAATGATTACTACACCAATAATACGGATTCAATGTTTAAGTGCAATGAAGTTTTAGAAATCCTAGATAAACTGATAGAAAGCGAGGAAAAGGAATGAGTGACTTAATCAGCAGGCAGGCGGCAATTGATGCGACTTGGTTCGAGCCGAGCTACACAGACCCTTTGAACGTTCTAACGGAAGTAAGAGACAGGCTCAAGGCGTTGCCATCCGTAACACCCACCCACACAGAAACAGTTACCGAATTCGCCGACCGATGCAGGGAGTGCGGCAAGACAGCCATCACACGAGCAGAAAACGATGAGATTCTAAACGAAGCCTGGCACCTTCTGATGAACGCAACCGAAGAAGACGGAATCTCAACGGGAGAGTTAAACGGCATGCTGAAGCTCATGGCATTCTTTTTGTATAAATACCACGGCCAGAAGAAGCCAGAGTGGGTGGAGAACGTAGAAGCCAGAATTGAAGAAAGCGAGGATAAGGAATGAAGATTTTAATCGTAGAATGCACAGCGGAAGAGTTGAGAGCCAACAGAACGGTCATGGATAACGTGAATGAAGCCTTGAACAATTTCACGGATTCTCTTTGTGGAGTAAATAACATTGATTATGCAAAAGCATTTACAAGCATGGACGAATCGGACAAGGAAGCCGAGGAAGAGGAATAGAATGGGTAATTTCATCGAGTACAAATCAAATAATGGATATACAGGGCGAATGTATGGGAAATCATCACTTTCAATTTTTGAGACCGCAAGTGGGAAAGAGGTATTCCATACAGGCTTTAGAAAATGTAATAGTTTGAAAGAGTTTCATAAACAAGTTGATGATTTCCCAAAATTACTGGCTGTAATAAGCAGAATGAAAGAGGTTGAATAGAATGGATAATGATACATACATAAAGCCAATGACACCAACCAGAAGAGCCGAAATAGATAATGCGTTTGACAAACAAATAGAAGAATTGAAAAGTTGTCAGCAAAACTCACTTGTTAAGTTACAAATTGGCTCTTTACTAGAATGTAAAAGGATAATCCACAATCTACCAGATGGTTTTCCATTGCCGTTTGAGAAGAATGGAGAGTGAAGAATAAAATTTGTCCAGAGAAGACGATACTAAATGATACTCACAAAAGGAGTAGCATGAAAGTAAAATAGATAACCTACCAAAGAAGGAGGAGTGAATGGAGCAGGAGGTTTATGAGAAGCTCTCGGCAGCAGAGCAGTGCAGAGAAAAAATGACAAAGGTAGGGACACAAATCCAGGAATTGTATTACAGACTGCTTCCATCTGGGATCGATTATTCAAAGGACAGAGTCCAGTCTTCACCATCAGACCAGATGGCAGACTACGGAGCGAGATTAGATGAACTATCCAGAACATATGAGGAACTGTGCAATGAATATCAGCCAGCAATGGAACGAGTGAGAAAGTATATCGACGACAACTTAGAAGACCATAGAATGAGACTAGTGCTGGACTTGAAATATGTTTCGGGACTGAAATGGAAGGATGTAGCGATTAAATCGTCTTATGCACAATCAACCGTGTATAAAATACATTCACAAGCCATCGGGATATTAGAAGAAAAATGTAGAGAAAAGTAGAGTAAAAGCGATGCTAATATGATATTGAGAAATAGATGTGAATCTACTTCTCTATCGATTTCCCACCCCAAAAAAATACAATGCAATGAACACACAATAGAGCCGGTGCATATTAATGCGCAGGCTCTATTGTGTGTTCAACGGAGCGCACAATAAAGATCTTCCGAATGCCAGGGAAGACCTGGCAAGAAAATAAAGGGCACTGCTTATGCGGTGTCCTTTTAGTTTTAAGGAGCAGCAGTGTCAAAGGAATGGGCAAGGCCTTTCTATACAAGCAAGGCTTGGAAGAAATGCAGACAGTCATATATCGACATTAGGAATGGAATTGATGGTGGAATGTGTGAGGAATGCCGCGAGGTTCCCGGGTACATTGTGCATCATAAGGTCCAGTTAACACCACAAAACATAAACAATGCGGACATATCTTTGTCTCATTCGAATCTAAAATACGTTTGCAAGCACTGTCACGATGTAATTCATGGATATTGCGAGCGAGAAAAGAAAAAATCACGTGTAAGATTCGATGAAAATGGGAATCCATACTCCCCCGGTACTTCACCATGATAAAGCGTCACGGAGACCGGTGCGTGGAGGTTTGTGCAGCTGAGTGGTCCGCGCATAGTTTTTTTGGAAAATCTGAAGATATACCAGAGTTTAAGCAAATTTGAGGGAGGCTTTACAATGGCTACAAAAATCACTCCAGCAAACCTTCGAAAAATGGAAAATAAAATTTTAGCAAAGGCAAAGAAGAGTGGATGCGAGGATGATTACTACTTCATCACTACATTTCAGCGATACAAAATACAACTAGGCATTCTTGAAGACCTAGAAAAGGCTATATCTGAGAGTGGAATGATGGTGGAGAAGTCCTACGTCAAAGGCAGAAAAAATTTATACATCAATCCAGCTGTCACAGAATACAACCGGACCACACAAGCAGCCAATAATACAGTGACCACCCTGATCAAGATTCTGCAGACCACAAGCCAAACAAAAGAAGAGGATGATGCGCTCGACGAATTCATGCGGTCATGACGTATCTAGAAGAGTACGGAACAGCAGTCCTGGATGGCAAGGAAGTAGCCGGAGAAAAGATACGCAGAGAATACGACAAGCTCTTGAACGACTTAGCGCATCAGCAAGGGCGATGGCACTTCGATGTGGATCTGGCCACCAGACCAATCAAATTTATAGAAACATTTTGCAAGCAATCGAAGGGAGCTCTCGGAGCTCCAATAAAATTAGATTTGTTCCAAAAAGCAATGCTACAAGCCGCATATGGATTTGTAGATGATGAGAGCTTGAGAAGATATCAAGAGATTCTAGATATCATAGGACGAAAGAATGGTAAGACTACGCTCCTATCTGGCTTATCGCTGTATGGAGAGACTTCTGATCATGAAGGATCGCCAGAGATATATTTTATCGCGACAGCGAAAGACCAAGCAAAAAAGGGATTTGATGAAGCAAACAACATGCGCATCCAATCACCGTTGCTTAAGAAAAAATTAAGAAAACGTCAATCGGATATATATTGTGACAAAAATCTAGGATTTATAACAGCATTAGCATCTGACACGAACCATCTAGATGGACTGAATGCTCACTACGGAATCATAGATGAGCTGGCTGCTATTAAAAACCGTGATATCTATGACCTGGTTAAACAGTCCATGTCAGCTAGAAGCCAGCCAATGCTGTGGGAAATAACAACAAACGGATTTGTTCGAAACAACATCTTCGACGCACAGTATGACTACGCTGCAGGAGTCATTGATGGAACGATTAAAGATGAGCGATTTCTGCCGATCATTTATGAGCTAGACAATCACAACGAATGGACAGATCCGGAGTGCTGGAGGAAAGCCAATCCAGGACTTGGAACGATTAAATCTTATGAGTTCCTAGAAAATTCAGTTAACAAGGCCATGCAAGATGACACATATCGACCAACAGTAATGGTCAAAGATATGAACATGAAGCAGAACAGCTCTCAAGCATGGTTGCAATTTGAAGTTATTGACAATCCAGAGACCTTCAATCTTGAAGAGATGGGATTCCGATACGGCATCGGTGGAATGGATGCTGCAGACTCTGTTGACCTGAACGCAGCAAAGATGATCTGCCGTAGAAGAGGAGATCCGAAGATATATGTGGCTCAGATGTATTGGATTCCTGAAAGGAAATTTAAAGAATCAAAAACCCGAAGAAACCCAGATGATGCTCCATACGAAATCTGGGAATCGCGTGGACTACTACAAATTTGTACCGGTGCAAAAGTGCAGAAACGCGTGTTCCTAGACTGGTTTAAAGAAATGAGAGACAAGTACGACATTTATCCAGAGTGGATCGGATACGATCCGTGGCACATTGACGACTCGCTTCTTCTGCAATTTCAAAACGAATTCGGAAAACAATGTATGATTCCAGTCAGACAGGGAGTAGCAACACTGTCAACCCCAATGAAGGATCTGGCAGCAGAATTCCAAGAAAAAAATATTAACTACAATAACAACCCAATTGATAAATGGTGCTGCACAAATACATATACCAAGAGGGATATCAATGGCAACATTCAGCCAGACAAGGGACAAACATCAACCAAGCGAATCGATGGGCTCGCGGCATTACTGGATGCATACGTCGTTTATGAGGACCACAAGGACGAGTTCGAGAGCATGATTTAAAGGAGCGGACATGGGACTATTTGGGAATATTAAGCGAGCACTCGCGAAAACAAACACAGTAAGCGGAATCCGAATGATGACCCAGTACGGGACAACATTCTCGGCATGGAATGGATCCATATATGAATCGGACATTGTACGAGCATGCCTAAGACCAAAGGTTAAACAGATTGGGAAGCTGACGCCAAAGCATTTGCGTGAACGTACTGATGATGATGGAAATAAAACCCTGGATATTAATCCAGATATGAATATACGATTGTTACTAGAAGAGCCAAATCCATTGATGACCTGGCAGAAATTTGCTGAGAAGATGGAAACAATGCTTGCATTAAACAACAACGCGTTCGCGCTACTGGTCAAAGATGAATATGGAACAATCACGCAGATATTTCCGATTAATGCAGGGACAGTTGAATCACATTATGTAGACGGAGCCCTATGGCTTCGTTTTTTTCTTACAAATGGCAAGATGTTCGATTTTCCTTACACAGAAATCATTCATCTGAGAAATGATTACAACCAGGATGATGTATTTGGCGAGTCTTTGGCGCCTTCATTGGCTCCGCTGATGAATGTGGTGACAACAACTGACCAGGGAATAATCGCCGCGATTAAGAACAGCTCTATTGTTAGATGGTTACTAAAATTTACAAATGCGATACGACAAGATGACCTGAAGAAGGAGGCGAAGGAGTTTGCTGATAATTTCCTCGCAACAGAACAGGGAACAGGAGTGGCAGCAGTAGATTCTAAATGCGACGCTCAACAAATCGAACCAAAAGATTATGTTCCAAATGCCGCTCAGATGAATTTAACAAAGGCTCGTATTTATGCACTCATGAACACGAATGAAGCCATTGTCACGTCGAGCGCGAATGAAGATCAGAGAGAGGCTTATTTCTCAGCAGAGATTGAACCAGATCTAATACAATTTGGCACTGAAATCACACGTAAGATCTTTACCAGAAGACAAAGAGCTTTTGGCAACAAGATAGTCTTGGAGGCATCTGCTTGGGATTCAGCCTCCATCTCAACAAAGCTCAATCTCGTGCAGATGGTAGATAGAGGAGCAATTACGATTAACGAATGGCGACAGGCGTTCAATCTCGCTCCAGTACCTGGAGGAGATGTATTAATCCGCCGCTTGGACACAGCACAGATTGAGAATTCTGGAGAGGAAGGAGGTAACACAGAATGAAGATTGACATAAAAGGTTATATTGTCGGAGATGATGAAGCGTGGATCTATGACTGGTTTGGTTTAACTGCGACCTGTCCGAAGGACATTCATGAAGCGCTGACAAAATCAAACGGAATGCCGGTTGATGTTGAGATTAACTCAGGTGGTGGCTCGGTTTTCGCCGGTTCAGAAATCTATTCGGCATTACGCGGATATTCTGGACCTGTAAATATTCATATCACGGGATTAGCAGCTTCTGCCGCATCCGTGATTGCAATGGCGGGACATTCAGATATGTCTCCGACCGCTCAGATGATGGTTCACAGAGTAAGCATGGGCGGAATTGCTGGAAACGTACATGACATGGAGCACGCGGCATTTGAATTGCAAAAAGCAGATGAGGCGCTAGCGGCCGCTTATGTGGAAAAAACTGGAATGTCACGAGAAGAGGCTCTCAATCTCATGGACAGAGAGACCTGGCTCACAGCGGAAGATGCTGTGGCAGCAGGACTTGTGGATGAAATTACTAAAGCAAAGACTCCAAGCCTGCAGATGACTGCAGCAGTTGAGGGAATGATTCCTCAGGCAGTCATCAACAAGATGAACGCAGAGAAGGCAGCTATTAAAGCTGATCTCGAAAGATTGAAAGGAGAAAAAAATGAAATTTAAGGAGTATCAGGACAAGAGAAATGAGCTCATGGCAGCAGCTGAGCAGGCACTGTCTGAGAACAGGCTCGATGATGCTAAGAAGGCAAAGGAAGACATTGAAAAGCTGGATGCTGAATTCGAAGCAGCAAAGCAGGCAGCCTCAGACCTTGAGGCGCTGAAGCAGAACGTGGTCGTCCCACCAGTACTTCAGAACAACACCGTTACAAGAAAGGATGGTCATATGGAGAATCAGGCGGATCAGAAGAAGATGGATGAACTGTACAAGAGCGCATGGCTCAAAAAGTTAGCCGTACGCCGCGAGACTGGTGAGAAGCTTTTCGGAGATTTAACACCAGATGAGCAGGACGCAATGACAACCACAAGCAGCTCTGGAGCTATTGTTCCTAAGGATATCTTAAACCAGATCGAAGAGCTGGTTGAGTCGATGGCTCCGCTGTATGACGATGCAACAAAAACAGCTCTCACCAAGGGCTTTTCTTTACCTCGTCATAAGAAGATTACAAAGGGAGATGCAAAGGAAACAGGCGAGGGAATCGCAAATGACGATGAAGAGAACGAATTTGATGCGATTGACCTCACAGGAGTAGAGATTAAGAAGCACATCGAGATCACACGGAAAATGCAGTTCCAAAGCATCGATGCATTCCAGGCATGGGTAGTCCAGGAACAGGCTGATCGCATTGCTGCAGCTAAGGAAAAGCACATCTATGCCCGCCTTGACAATGAAACTACAGGAATCGCAAAAGATCATGTCCTGGTCGAACAGGATGCAACAGATGAATCTGTACGTAAGGCATTCGGCCTTATTAAGAAGCAGGGCATCCGCAAGGTATATGCCAATAATTCAACTATTTGGAATCGTCTCGCAGGAATTAAGGATGCAACAGGAAAGCCTATGTTCCTTGGATCAACCGTTAATGATGACCCAAGAGTACAGGGTAGACTCTATGGCGCAGAAGTTCGCCAGGATGAGACTGTGGAGGACAATGTGGCTTACTTCGGTATCCCAGCATCTGTTCTTGCCAATGACTTCGACAAGCTATCTATGAGCAACCAGATGGATCCTAAGACATTCGCAACAGTAGTTGGATCTTACAGCCTTTTCGATGCTGGCTTAAAGAATCCTGAAGCGTTCGTAAAGGTAACATTCAAGGCGGGGGAATAATATCCTTCGCTAGTGCTGACACTGACTCCGATGGAAAGCTGTCGGAGTCAGAACTGAACGCTTTAACCATTGCCGGGATTAAGGCAATAGCGAAGGAAAAAGGCTATTCCATCACCAAGTCAACAAAGGCAGACATTATTGCAGAGTTTCTCACACAGGAGGCATAAATGAAGCCAAGTATCACCATAAGCGAAAATCTAATGACGGAAATCCGTATATGGCTTCGGATGAAAACAACCGCCTATGATGATGAGGTCAAGGCAGCAGTTGAAGCCTGTGCTACAGATCTCTACCTGGCTGGAGTGAATATTGTAGACACCGAGGATGCGCTGACAAAGCAAGCCATAAAATTGTATGTAAAAGCATTTTTTGGAAATATGGACATGTCAGATAAATTCCAGAAGTCATACGAGCATCTCAAGGCAGCAATGGCACTCTCTGGAGAGTACAAGGGGGTGGGCTAATGGAAGATGTCATCCTGTTAGTTGAAGAGACCGCTAAAGAAGATGATTACGGTGTTATCAGCACGTCACAAAATACGAAGCAGGTATTTTGCAATGTCTCATCTGTGAGTAGCACAGAATGGTTTGAAGGCGGAAGAAACGGATTAAATCCTAAATTCCGCTTCACAATGTTCGCTCATGACTATTCTGATGAAGAGATAGTTGAATACAATGGCAAGCGATATTCCGTGTACCGTACATTTCTTAAAGACGCAGATACGATAGAAATCTATGTCGAGAAGAAGAAAGGAACCGAGTGACATGGTTATAAATTCAAGCAAGATGGACCTCTCTGAGGTTGTGGATAAATACATAACAGATTATAGAGACGAGGTCTGGGAGAATTTGTACGCAACAATGGACGAGGTTTCAAAAGAAGCGGTAAAGAAATTGAAAAGTGAATCACGTTCGAAGTTCAAAAACTCTGGTAAACACAAGAAAACATACGGAAATTGGAGACGAAAAACCGAAAAAGGAAGAATTAGACACGGAGTTGTGATCTATGGAGCTGATGGAACGTATCAGCTCGCACACTTGCTCGAATTTGGACATGCAAAAGCGAATGGTGGAAGAGTTGATGGAGTTGTTCACATCGAGCCTGTAGAAGAGTGGGCGGTTGGAGCCACTATCGACAGATTCATAGAAAAGATGAATGCGTTTTAAGAGGGAAAGACCATGACATTCAAAGATGTGAATAAGTTAGTAAAAAAGACAGGATTGAAATGTGCATACTATCAATGGCCAGAGAAGAGCGCACCACAACTTCCGTATGCTCTTTTTTATTTTCCACAAACTAACGATGAATATGCAGACGATGAGAATTTTTCCAATATCACTGCATTAAACATCGAGATATACACAAAAAACAAGGACTTTGCTACGGAAAAGAAGGTCGAGGATGTCCTTCGAGGAGAGGGACTGGCTTGGACAAAGACAGAATCCTATCTCGATTCAGAAAAGATGTACGAAGCCCTGTATGAATTACAAATCGTAATAGACGAGGAGGTCTAAAATGGGTAGAGTTCGCTTTGGACTTAAAAATGGTTACTATGCTCCAGCAACCTCAACAGAGGACGGGGTAATGACCTATGAGACACCTGCACAGATTAAGGGCGTTAAGGCTATATCCCTTAGTGCTAAGGGAGGCTCAACAGATGAATATGCAGACGATGGAACATGGTTCCATGACGATTCCAATAACGGATACGACGGAGACCTTGAATTTGAGGATACCGCATCCGCTGATGAATTCCTTGAGACTGTTCTTGGAATGACTAAAGATAAGAACGGAGCAGTCATCGAGAAGGCATCTGATGAGCACAAGGAATTCGCATTCCTTGGACAGTTTACTCTTGCTGGTGGCAAAGAGAATGGCAAGCGATTCGTTATGTATCGTTGCCTCGCCTCAAGGCCTAACGTAGAGGGCGAATCCAGGGAAGAATCCATAAAGGTTAAGACCAATAAGGTCAAAATCACTTGTATGCCTCGTGTAAACGACAATGCAGTTAAGGCATCTGCAGTATCAACCGATTCCTGCTATGCTGCGTGGTTCAGCAAGGTATACGAAACTGACACAACAGTAACAGAACCTTAAAACATAGCATCCCCCAAAGGCTGGGGGATGCTTTTTTAGTAAGGAGATTCGTCTATGGAAAAGACATTGACCATCGGAGAGAGACGTATCGTGCTGGAATGTAATGCTGGAACGTCAATCCGATATCGACAGAAATTCGGCAGAGATCTTATGCGTGATATGCAGAGTGTAGCCAAAGGAAAGACATCAGAGGTCACATCTGGAAAGGTAAACACATTCTTCGAGCTGATGTACATCATGGCACTACAGGCCGATCTGAAAGCCATCAGAAATGGCAAGAAAGCACCAAATGACGTGCCTAGTGAATACGTTGACTTTCTAGAGGACTTTGAAGTGATGCCAATGGAGGAAGTCATCCCAGAAGTAGTTGAACTTTGGGCGAAAGCGCAGGGGACAACGGTGGAAGTAAAAAAAAGGAGCGGCAATCGGTAAGGCCCATGACGGTTGCCCTTTATATTCTTCGATGTAAGCAAGTAGGATTCACTCTTGATGAATTAGAAGATTTAACAATGGGCATGGTCTTTGATATCCTAGCGGAACGAAAGAATGACAACTACGAGTGGGATGAAGAAGCCACATCAGATG